GTCCATACGACGCTGGTCTCTTCTACTGCCCATACGTTCCATTGCAAATGGTAAGAGCCGTTGATACAGGTACATTCCAACCAAAGATTGGTTTCAAGACCCGTTATGGTATGGTAAGTAACCCATACGTTCTCAATGCAAGCAGTCTCCCAGACGCTGAAACATTGACACGTAGACGTAATCAATACTACCGCATCTTCCGCGTAGATAACCTACACGGTAACGACGCCACATACAACCCAACAACCGCTAACTAATATTAGCGCGTAAACCAACGAGTAGAGGGTTCCGAAAGGAACCCTTTATTCTTTTATAGATACTATTATGAGCAATCTAATTACAAACGCAATACAAAGACAGCCAAAGTCGATCAACCCAATGCAGTTGAACGAATATAAAATGGTATTGCATAGAACTCCTCATATAGTTTATTTCTGTCAGTCAATCAACCTACCCGGTATCCAATCTAGTCCTATATCGCAGCCTAGTCCCTTTGCCACCGATATAAAGAGGACTCCAGGCAAGGTAACGCATGATGATTTAAATGTTAAATTCATTGTAAATGAAGATATGTCTAATTGGCTGGAATTGTATAATTGGTTGAGAACGATAACTCCAATCGATACATTCAATAATCAAGTTCAAGAAACACAAAGATTTTCTGATATTTCAATAATAGTAATGAACAGCAAGTCTTTAGGTTTATTGCATTTCACATATAGAGATTGTTTTCCTTTGGCAATATCTGGATTAGATCTAGACAGTACTGTTAGTGATATTAATCCTGCGATTGCTGGAGTAACATTTGCATACAGCGGGTTTACAGTAGAAACCCTCAGACAGAACATTTAATTGCTTTTTACTTGATGTGTGATATACTCCCAATAGGAGATTTTATGCTATTTGATGATATTAAAAAGATGGCGGATGTTGATTTGAAGTTCAATGAATCTGAACTGGATACGGAGTCTCTACGCATTCCCCAGTTACATGGTAAATATTTAAATATGCTGTACGATGAGAAACTTGTACTACGCAAATGGAAAAATGAACTCGGTCAACTTTTAAAACTAAAATGGGAATACTACACTGGCAAAATGTCAGAGGAACAACTAAAGGAACTCAATTGGGAGCCATTTCAGTTGCGTATTCTAAAACAAGATGTTGAATTGTACATGGAATCTGATGCAGATCTAAATCAAAAAAGAGATAGAGTATTTGTACAAGAAGAAAAAGTAAACTACTTAGAATCAATTATCAAAATGATTTCTAATCGTCAATACCACATACGAGACGCCATTACTTGGCGTAAGTTCATAAATGGAGAATCATAATTGTCCTAAATAATAGGACATGAGTGATTTAATAATTGAACCAGTTGATTCTGTTTATATCAAGGTAAAGTGTGAAAAAGGATATGCTAAAGAACTTTCCGATTTTTTCACGTTCAAAGTACCTGGTCATAAATTCATGCCTGCGTTTAGGAATAAAATGTGGGATGGACAGATCAAACTATACAATATCTACAAGCAAGAAATCTACGCCGGATTGGAAGATTATGTTATCCAATTTGCGAAAGATAGATCGTATAACATTGAGAGACGCGAAACTCCAAAGAAAAATTCGATTACTCCTGATGAAGTCGTAAAGTTTGCAAAACTTTTAAATATCCCATTCAATCTTCACGATCACCAAGTAGAAGGCATCTGTCATGCAATTAACAATGATAGATGTCTTTTGCTTTCTCCAACTGGTTCCGGAAAGAGTCTTATCATTTATACTTTGGTAAGATACTATCTTGATAGAATCAATCCTAAAAAGAAAATACTAATCATTGTTCCAACTATTTCATTAGTTACACAAATGTATTCGGATTTCTTTGAATATTCAAAAACATCCGAATGGAAACTGCGGAAGTATTGCCACAAGATACATGGTGGAGAGGAAAAAGAAACAGACAAGCAAATAGTAATCTCAACTTGGCAAAGCATTTATAAGATGTCAAAAACTTACTTTGATGAATTCGAAGTAGTAATAGGTGATGAATGCCATTTGTTTAAATCAAAATCACTAACAGCGATAATGACCAAACTTACAGGTTGTCCTTATCGCATCGGTACAACTGGTACTTTGGATGGAACATTCACCCATAAACTAGTAATAGAAGGACTGTTTGGAAGAGTCCACAAAGTCACCAGTACAAAAGAGTTGATGGATAAGGAACTATTATCCAAATTAAATATTGATTGTATTGTTTTAAATTATCCACCAGAAGTAAAACAAAGTTGTAAGAAATTCAAATACGCAGAAGAAATTGACTGGTTGGTGCAAAATCAAAAGCGAAACGAATTCATTTGTAATTTGGCAGAAAGTTTAAAGGGAAATACTCTAATACTATTTCAGTTTGTAGAAAAACATGGAAAGGTATTGTACGACATTTTGCAAAAAATGAACAATAAGAAAGTATTCTTCGTACATGGTGGTACTGAAGCCGACGATAGAGAAATGATAAGAAAGATTGTAGAGAAAGAAGAAAACGCCATTATTGTAGCATCATATGGTACATTCAGCACAGGTATATCCATTAAACGACTACATAATATTGTATTCTCATCTCCATCTAAGAGTAGAATACGGGTGTTACAAAGTATTGGAAGACAACTTAGAAAATCGGAATTTAAAGAAAAAGCAAAGTTGTATGATATAGCGGATGATTTGTCTTGGAAGTCTCATCAAAATCACACGCTTAGACATTTTGGTGAAAGACTTAAAATATATGAACACGAAAAGTTTGATTTTCGTAAAATAGTAATATCGATAGAGGAGTAAATATGGATTCAGAGTATAAAGTGCTAAAACTAACAAACGGTGATAGCGTTATTACGGAAATAAGTTCTACTTCCGAAAAATCAATATTTCTCCATAGACCTATGGCATTTAAGACAGTAATGATGATGGATGAGAATATGAATTCTACCGAAGTTCTTTTATTAAAGAATTGGGCAGAGTATTCAGCCGATACTGATATAGAAGTACCATTAAATTCTATTATGACATCATGGAAACCCGATGTTCTATTATTAAATTGTTATGAGATGGAAAAGATAAAACAAGACGCTCCGGAGATATACAAACTTTTAAAATCAAAAGATAAAAGTTTGCCTCCAGTAAATCCAAACATAATGCCAATGCTGCCTGGAATGCCCGGTTTAATTCCACCCACTCCCAAAAACATTCCAAATAATATGGCAAATTTTAATTTAAATTTACCAATGGATGTTGCTAAACAATTGATTGAATTTTTGGAATCACAGGGAATAGATTTAATTGGACCTGACTTTTCTGATAATGATTCATCTGAAGATATATCTGATGAAGAAATGATAGACGAATTAACAGAAGATCAGGGGTTTGGAAATAATCTAGATGACTGGTCATCTGATCCCCAAGACTACCTCAAGTAATATATTGCAGGGCCCGGTATCCACCGGCACTGAGAATTATAAGGGGTTTCGCAAATCTGTCAAGACAAAAATATAGGAAATCGCTTGCTTTATGCGAGCGTTGTAGTATCATACCCACAAGCGGAGAACATTATGAAAAAGAACAAAAAGAAAAAGAAGAAGCAAGAAGAAGTTATAGAAGAGCCTCTTCCTGAAGAAGTAATTGAAGAAATTCAAAAGAAATCACATTACATCAACAATAAAATGTTTTTTGATGAAATGGTTGAATGGAAAACAAAAGTAAACGAATCAAAAGAGGTTGGAGATCCCATACCACCAGTAACTCCGTATATTGGTCAATGTTTTATGGAAATTGCTGAAAATTTGGCAAAGAAACCAAACTTTATGAATTATCCATTTAAAGACGATATGATTGGTGATGGGGTTGAAAATTGTTTGATGTATTGCTCAAACTTTGATCCCACTAAATCAAATAATCCCTTTTCTTACTTTACCCAAATAATTTACTATGCGTTCTTGCGTAGAATTCAAAAAGAGAAGAAACAAACATTAATTAAATACAAATACCTAAAGTCTTTGGATACAAAAGGTGATTTATCTGAATACTTAAAGCATATGGGTATAAGTGAAGATGAAGAAAATTATTTAAAAACATTAGATGAAGAGACACCCAAAAAGCCAAAAAATAAAAAGAAAAATCGCAAGAGTCTAATAATGGAGGATGAATGAAAATAGCATTTTTGGCTGATACTCATTTTGGTGCTAGAAATGATGCTCCATTATTTTTGGATCACTTCTTAGACTTTTTTGAAAATCAATTCTTCCCATATTTGGAAGAACACAACATTAAGACAATAATTCACTTGGGTGATCTTATGGATCGCCGCAAGTTTGTTAATTTTCATACATTAAATCAAGTTCGTAAGAGGTTTATAGACAAATTAAAAGATGGCAACTACGAAATGCATTGTATTGCGGGTAATCATGATACCTATTTTAGAAATACTAATGATGTTAACTCTCTTCGAGAATTGTTTGACGGAGACTTCAAGATATACGATTTTTTACCAGCAAAGGTAAACTTCAGTGGAGTTGATTTTGTATTTGTTCCGTGGTTAAATAAAGCAAATAGTGAACAAAGTTTGCAGTTTATTAAAAATACTTCTGCGGATTTTGTTCTTGGTCATTTTGAGTTTGTCGGGTATCAAGTTTTGCGTGGAGTTAAGCACGAAGAAGGAACCGATCCATCTTTGTTCTCAAAGTTTGAACATGTATATTCTGGTCACTTTCATTGCAAGCAAACAGACAAGAATATCTCATATCTTGGTACACCTTATCAAATAACATTTGGTGATGTTAATGAACGCAAAGGTTTCCATGTGTTTGACACAGATACCCGCGTCATGGAATTTATTCCTAATAAAAACAAAATGTTCTATGTTCTTCGTTATAATGATAAAGACGAAGATCCCATGAAAATTGATTTCACAGAATATAAGAACAAGTTTGTAAAAATTATTGTAGAAACAAAAACTAAACCATACATTTTTGATAGATTTATGGATAGTCTTTATGGCGCTCAAGTAGCAAACTTAACGGTTGCGGAAGAGCAAAACAATGATATACTTTCGGTTGATAAAGTTGATGCATCATTGGATACGGTATCCATCATCAATAACGAAATTGATGGGATGCAAGAAGTTCAGAATAAAGAAAAACTAAAGAAGATTATTCACGAACTTTATTTGGAAAGTCTTTCTTCACAAGAAACATGAATATTTTTGTATTAGACAACAATCCTCGTACTGCTGCACAAATGATGTGTGATAAGCATGTAGTTAAAATGATCCTAGAATCTTGTCAATTGATGTCTACTGCCCATCATGTTTTGGATGGTAATGAGATTACAAGAACTACAAAGAACGGAAGAAAGTTTAAGACATGGGAAGTAAATAAGCCAGGATTTACTTTTTTGCGATGCACCATGATAAACCATCCATGCACCATATGGACCAGAGCGAGCACGGAATCCTATTACTGGTTGTGGGAGCATACCCACGAAATGCTAAAGGTATATCAAGCCCGTTATAACAAAATTCATTGTTATGACAATATGATTCAATATAGTTTGGCACATTGTCCGAAAAATATACCGAATGCTACCATGCCGCCTTTTGCTCAAGCAATGCCTGATCAGTATAAAAATTCTGATGCAGTTCGGGCATATCGTGATTATTACATTTATGAAAAATCTAGATTTGCAAAATGGAAGACAGGAAATGTGCCATCTTGGTACACAGAAGGTGTGAGCAACATAAATACTGTACAAACATGATTACAGTAGTAGAAAATATAATTACAGTAGACACTGAAGATGAAACCAAAATGGTTGAATTGTTTTTGGAAGAAAACCATTTTGATTTTGATTTATTGTCTAGTAATTTTTTAGTATACGATCCAGTTGAAGAATTGCTTGAAGAGTTTATGGATTCTTCTTTGGATATTTTGCTTGACGAGGGTGTTGCACAGCGTAAAATTGTAGTCAGAGGTGGAAAAAGAAAAGTCATCTTTAGATGTAAGCCCGGTGAAAAGAAAATAAGTAGACGGTGCGCTCGTAGAAAAAGTTCCGAGTTAGCAAAAATGCGTCGCCGCGCTCGACGGGCTGCCAGAAAATCAAAGAGCAAAAGAGGTCGTGCATTAAGAAAGAGAAGAATTTCTTTGCGTAGAAGAAAGACTCTTGGTGGTGCTAAGAAGCACAAGCATTAATTATGATTACATTTACTAAGATTCGTTGGAAGAATTTCCTTTCAACTGGAAATAGTTTCACAGAATTAAATCTTACAAAAAACAAATCCACCCTAATCAGTGGTGAAAATGGTGCAGGAAAGACAACCTTTCTTGATGCTATTTCATTTGTATTGTTTGGAAAACCATATAGAAATATTAATATTCCACAACTTGCAAATAGCATCAATCAAAAAGATTGTAGGGTAGAAATTGAATTTACTATTGGAAGTTCAGAATATAAAATTATTCGTGGTTTAGCCCCAAAGATTTTTGAAATTTATAAGGATGGAAATCTTTTAAATCAAGATTCCAAATCCAAAGATTATCAAAAAATGCTTGAAGAGCAGATTCTTAAGATGAATCATAAGTCTTTTTGTCAGGTTGTAATTCTTGGCAGCACAAACTATGTTCCATTTATGCGTTTAGCCGCAGCAGAGAGAAGATCAATTGTAGAATATCTTTTGGATATTGATGTGTTTTCTGTAATGAATACTCTGCTCAAAGCAAAGGTATCTACTGCAAAAGACGGAATTAAAGATATTGAACACCGTCTTGCTATCCTAATGGAGCGCGCCAAAGCACAAAAGAATCACATTAAGGTTCTTCAAGAAAAGAGCAAGGAATCGAAGGATAAGATCCTAGTAGAAATAGATACAAACCAAAATACTATTTCCGATCTACAAAAAGATATTGAAAAACTATCACAAGCAATAGATAATCTGTCTGGTCAAACTAGTACTGGTGATGAAGATGAATTCGGTAAAGTTTCATATCAAATATCTCATTTAAATGAGCAGATTGCTAAACTGAACAAAGAGATTACATATTACCAAAAAAACAAAGAATGTACTCTTTGTAAGCAAAAACTTTCAGAGGAACACAAGAGCGGAATTGTGAGTGGTCTAGAAGCAAGCAAATCTGAACTCGGATCTAAAGTTGAAGAACTAAACAAAATAATTGCTGAACTTCAAGTGGGAATTGAAAATGATCGCAAGATCGGTAAACAAATTCTTGCACTCGAAAAAGAAGTAGCAGAAAAGAATAATACTATCTCTGCCTGCAATCAGTTTATTTCTAAGTTGCAAAAAGAAATGAATAAAGATGATTCTGTTGACTTTACAGCAGAAGATGCAAAACTAAATTCAATAGTAGAAGAGGGAAAGAAGGAAACAGAACTCCGTCAGGAGATGTCTGACGATCTTCATTACTATTCTATTGCTGCTCTGCTTCTCAAGGACACCGGAATCAAAAGCAAAATCATCAAGCATTATCTTCCAATTATGAATAAGGTAATCAATGGTTATCTTGGTAAGATGGACTTCTTTGTGCAGTTTGAACTGGGGGAGTCGT